ATCCCAGCAGCTTCATTAACGGGCTCATCATTCCAATTAGAAGTACTATCATGGGGAAACCAAATGAATAATACATCTAGTATAGTTAGTGGTGCTTTAGCAAGTGGATCTTCATTAAACGTACGCTATGAAGTAACTTCAGTAAATACTGGTAGTGGTACTTTCACATTAACTATCCGTCGCGGTGACGACAACAATTCTCAGAAAAATATTTTAGAAACATGGGCTAACGTAAGTTTAGATCCTCAATTACCTAACTACATTGCTCGTGTAATTGGTGATTTAAAACCAGTTTATGTAGCCGCTACTGGAACTAGCACAGCATATGTAAACTACACAGGAACTTATGCTAATATTTCACAATATGTTCGTGTTTCAGCAGTAACTACTCCAAACGTAGATTCAATTGATAATAATGGTGCTTACAAAGCAACCCAATACAGTGGTAGTTTACCTCTAGTAGGAAGCGGATCATATGGTGGTTCATTTAATGGTGGTGTAGCAGATACAAATGTTGCTAAATTAATGAATGAAAATATCACCTCAGCAAGTATCCAAGGATTTGGTACAGGCGATTATAACTTAGCATTTAACTTATTAGCGAACGCAGACGAATATAGCTTCAATATGCTATTAGCTCCAGGTGTTGGTTTAGATTGTTCTGCAGTATCTACTATGATCGCAACCGTAGAAGGTCGTGGAGACGCAATCGCAATCACAGATACAGGTGTATACGGAACAGCAATTGCTCAAGCAACTACAAACGCTTCAGGTCAATCAAGTAACTACGCTGCTACTTACTATCCTTGGGTTCAATTATATTCAAGTGGTTTAGGTAAAGTAGTATGGTGTCCACCATCAACAGTAATAGGTGGTGTATTAGCATTTAACGATTCAGTAGGCGCAGAATGGTTCGCTCCAGCTGGTTTAAATCGTGGTGGTATTCCTTCAGTAGTACGTGCTGAACGTAGATTACAACAAACAGATCGTGATGTATTATATAGTGGAAATGTTAACCCAATTGCAACATTCCCAGGTACTGGTACTTGTGTATGGGGACAGAAAACATTACAACGTAAACCAACATCTTTAGATCGTGTAAATGTAAGACGTTTATTAATTGCATTGAAAGATTTTATTGGCGGTGTATCTCGTACATTAGTATTTGAACAAAATACAACAGTAACTCGTAACAGATTCTTAAGCCAAGTTAATCCTTACTTAGAGTCAGTAGTACAACGTCAAGGTTTATATGCTTATAAAGTAGTAATGGATGATACTAACAACACAGCAGATGTAGTTGATAGAAACCAATTAGTAGGTCAAATTTATATTCAACCAACTAAAACAGCTGAATTCATTATTTTGAACTTCAATATCTTACCTACTGGAGCTACCTTCCCAGCATAATAATTAATAGTGTAGAGGGGTGAAAACCTCTCTACATATTTTTAAACTATATAATATTTATCAACAGATAACAATTAAATAACATGCCAGTACTTTCAGCAAACGAGATAATGTTTACAGCGTTTGAACCAAAAGTTCAAAATCGCTTTATAATGTACATAGATGGTATTCCTGCTTACCTAATCAAAAAAGCAAGCTCACCTCAATTAGACGCAGGTGAAGTAGTATTAGACCACATCAATGTTTACCGTAAAATTAAAGGTAAAGTTAGATGGGCTGATATGAACCTAGAATTATATGACCCAATCACACCATCAGGTGCTCAAGCAGTAATGGAATGGGTTCGTTTATCACATGAATCTGTTACTGGCCGTGATGGTTACTCAGATTTTTATAAAAAAGATATTACGTTAGACGTATTAGGCCCAGTAGGTGATATTATCAGTGAATGGGTTATCAAAGGAGCATACGTAAAAACAGCTAACTTTGGTGATTACGATTGGGCAAATGATCAAGCTATTAACTTGTCAGTGTCTATCGCTATGGATTATTGCGTACTAAACTTCTAAGAATTTACTTTTTCCGAAGTATACGGGAAGATTGGCTTGGCTTTTGCCAGGCCTCTTCTTATCGTTATATTTATATAAAATAATAAGTTATAAATGGAAAATACAGTTACAAAACCAAAATTCCCAACCGAAATAGTAGATTTGCCTTCAAAAGGCCTATTATATCCTAAAGAAAACCCATTATCAAGCGGTAAAGTTGAAATGAAGTACATGAGTGCACGTGAAGAAGATATTCTTACAAACTCAAACTACATCAAACAAGGTACCGTTATTGATAAGTTATTACAAGCACTTATTGTATCTCCCATCAATTATGATGATCTATTAATTGGGGATAAAAATGCAATTTTGGTTGCCGCTCGTATATTAGGATATGGCAAAAATTACGCGTTTACTTACCGTAATTCGCAAGGCCAGGATGTAGACACTACAGTCGACCTAACCACCCTTAACGACAAGATAATCGAAGATTCTTTATATAAAGAAGGAATGAACGAGTTTACATTTACGTTACCTCATTCAGATAACGTAGTAACATTTAAATTACTGACGCACGGTGATGAAAAGAAAATTGAAGCAGAAATTAAAGGCCTACAGAAAATCAACCCAACATCCACATATGATGTAACTACGCGTTTAAAACATATGGTTACCTCAGTAAATGGTGATCGTGATATAAAGTCAATACGTGAGTTTGTAGACAATTATTTAATGGCTAAAGACGCTAGAGCGTTACGTGAACAATATGTTATCGTGCAGCCTGACATTAATATGAAATTTATTCCCCAAGATGAAAACTATGTTGGGGAGGGCATAGATATTCCTATTTCTCTTAACTTTTTTTGGCCTGACTCCGGAATATAGGTTAATTTTATTTAGTCAAATACATGACATTTGTTTTTGGGGTCAAGGTGGTTACGATTGGTTTACCATTTATGATATGCCCGTTTGGTTACGTACATTTACTTTTAATAAATTAAAAGAACATTACGATAAACAAAATGAAGAGGCAGAAAAACAAAATGACATGATGGCTAATAAAGGAAAACAAGAAATAGCTAAACCCAACATAGCACCTAAACCCGATTATGTTTCAACAAGAGCACCTAAAAAATAGGTGCTTTTTGTATATTTATAATATATGGCTGACGACAAAAATAAAATAATAAAAGATTTAAATCAATCTTTAGATGATTTAGAATTTAAACTAGCGAATATATCTGGGCAATTATTAGACCGTATGAATAATAAGCTAGCTGATGCCTCTAGTAAAACTAAAGAATTTATCACTGCTTTTGAAAAAGGAGAAGATGTAACTAAAAAAGTTAGTACTGAAATACAAAAATTAACTAGGGAAAATAATAGATTATCTTTTAATAGAATAAAATTAGAATCAGATTTAGCTAAAGCAATATCATTAGGAGGTGCTGCTGCTACTTTAGCTGAAAAAAATAGACAACGTGAAATAGAAAAAAGAATAAGAACATCTTTGCTTCAAAATAAATTGATGCAAATCCAAATAGATGATTCTACCCAGTTAAATAAACAGATATTAGCAGCCGCGGAAGCAGAAAAAAGAATAACAGAAGAAAAGAAAAAACAAAATTCTGCCAGTGGTATAGCTAAAAAACTATATGATGATAATTTTAAAAAGATAGTAGATTCTTTTACTACACTACAAGGTATTATAGATATACTAATTAAAGCAGCTACTAATTTTAATAAAATATCCGTTGATATAGGTAAAGGATTTGGATACGGAGCTGACCAAGCAGATAGATTAACTTCTAGTTTAGTGTCAGCTGCTAAAAGCTCAGAAAATGTTAACTTTACTTTAAAGAATGCTGCTGAGGCAATGAGCCAGTTAAATGAACAAACTGGATTCGTAGCAGAATACTCAGCCAAAACACTTGAAACTCAAATAATGTTAACCAAGCAATTTGGTTTAACAGCGGAAGAAGCAGCAGGTATCTACAAGTTCTCAGTATTAACTGGTAAATCCGCAGAACAAGTAAATAAATCGATGGTAGGGGCTTATGTAGCTGCTCGTAATCAACTTGGAGTAGGTATACCATTTAGGGCTACTATGGCTGAGGCTGCTAAAGTATCAGGTCAATTAGCAGCTAACTTAAAAAATAATCCTGAATTCATTGTTAAAGCAGTAGCTCAAGCAAAAGCATTAGGTACTACTTTAGAACAAACTAAAAAACAGGGTGAATCATTATTAGAGTTTGAATCGTCACTTGAGGCTGAATTGAAAGCTGAATTATTAACAGGTCAAGCACTTAACTTAGAAAGAGCAAGAGCAGCTGCCTTAATGGGTGATCAAGTAACAGTAATGAAGGAACTTAATAGTCAAGGGATGACCTTTGAAAAGTTCCAAACAATGAATGTGCTAGCACAAAGATCATTTGCCGCTGCTCTAGGATTAAGTACTGATGAGTTAGCAAATCAACTTAGATTACAAAAACTAGCAGTTGAAAGTGGTAAGTCATTAGCTCAAATTACTGAAGAAGAAGCATTAGAAGCACAAAAACGACAAGATATACAAAGTAAATTTAATGCTGCTATTGAGAAATTACAAGATTTATTAGGTAATTTAGTAGCAGGTCCATTAGGAAAATTTTTAGAAATGCTAACAGATATAGTATCAAATTCTATTTTTTCTT